TGCGCACGCCGTCAGCCCGCTCGACGAGGACCCAGAGCGCGTCCTGGTCGCCGCTCGAATTCGCGCAGCACACCGCGGACAGCACGCGACCATTGCCGTGCAGGATCCGCGCGAACCCCTTGATGTCCTGTTCCGGCGCGTGCGGGTGGACGATCAGCTGGCCGTCGCCGCGCACCGCGACGAGCAGCTCTTCGGGCTCCTTCTGGAACGTCATCTGTGTGATGCCGCCCCGGGTAATGTGCCGGCACCACACCGTCATGTTCGCGGCCGCATAGCGATCGCGCGCGAAGTCATATTCGGCCTGGCGCAACTTGCGGCCGCCGCGCTGGACGAAGACGCCGGTCGTCCCGATCTGGGCGGGGAACACGCGTTCGCTGCCATAGAAGCTCTGCGGCACCGCCTCGATATTGTCGCCTGCGACCGCCGACGCCGAATTGATCGCGCCGATCGCGATTTCGCGGCTGGCCGTGCCGACGATCAGCTTGCGGTCGCCCATCGCCCAAAGCACCGGATCCTCGGTCGACAGGGTGCGGCGAAACGCCAGATCCGCCGGCGTGATGCCGCTGGCGGTATAGGCGGCATGGTTGAGATAATCCCCGGCGACAGACGCGAGCAGCTCGAAGTTTTTAAAATGGCACAGCCGTCCCGCCCAGGCGATGACCACCGATGGCCAGCCGGCCGCGGTCGAAAACGCGCCATGCGTCCAGCGCCAGGACCCGACGCTGGTCACGCTGTCGGGCAACGTCCGAATGACGGTCGCGGTCGCGGTCGTCGGCGACGTCACCGCATCGATGCGCAACTGCCCGAACTGGTCGTGCCGATACGTCCATCGGATCCCGAACGGCCCCTTGTCGTTCACGTCGTTCGTATTCGAACCGTCCCACTCGCTGCCGGTGCTGTGGATCGGCTGGATCGTGCCCGTCGTCCCCGCGGTCGCCGCGGTATAGGCCCGGCCCTCCGATCGACGGATCGCGCCGATCGTGACGGCCTTCATCTGTGCTTCCCAGGCCGTGATCGTCGAGAAGTCGAGCGCCTCGAGGCGGAACGGTGCGCCGACATGCCCCCCCAGGAAGATCGGCGTCGTCGACGTCAGGGTGACGACGCCCGTCGTCCCGCTCGCCGTGACCAGCGCGGCCTGGTTGGTGTTGCGGTCGGCGAACGGACCATCGGCGAAGGGCAGGACCTCATAGACGAACGTCGTTGCAGACGTCCGCGTCAGCCGCGCCGGCGGATGCGCCGGATGATCGAGATACAGGCGATCGAAACTCTGCTGGAACGAGACGAACGGCGCTTCCGCGGCGGTATAGGGCACCGCGACCTCATAGGGCACGTTCGGCGACGTCTCGATCCGCGCCTCGTTGGTGTAGAAGCGCAGTTTCCCGTCGCTCCACTCGATCACATAATCCTGCGTGAGGTTGAACCGGAACTGCGTCAGCCAGCTGGCGGTCGCCGCGGCGCCGCGGATATATTCGAAGCCCGGCCGCTTGACGATCGCGCCTTCGACGGTCGGGACGAAATTCTGCGCCTGGTCGACCGCGACCTGGTACACGGCGGTGTCGACGCGCCCGCCCATGCGGGGCGAGATCTCGCCGCCATTGAAGCTCGTCGCGATCGGGCGCTGCAGCGTCATGGCCAGACGAGCCCGTTGCGGTCGACGATCTCCCCGCCGCCCGTCCGCGCCAGCTCCCAGCCGGTCGGCACCGACGCGACCTGCGGGTTTTCGCGCGCGTCGACGCGTTTGGCTTCGGACAGTGCCGCGCGATATTTGCGCTCGGCCATCTGGACGCGGTTGGTGTCGCCGGTGATCCGGTCGGCGATCTGCCATGCGACACGCATCGCGAACGCCTTGGCGAACATGTCATCCCATTCGGCGGGCTCTTCCACGTCGGCGATGTACCGGATCGACAGCGGCGCGGCCGCATCCGACAAGATGAACGGCCCCTCGAGCTGGTAGTCGCCGCGGCGATAGCCGAGCACCTCAATCAGGCGGATGCTTTCGGAGGGCATGCGATAGGCGAAACCGAACGGCGTCGCATCCTGTGACGCGGACGCGGGCAGCGCCCTGCGCCGCATCGCGAAATTCCAGCTATGGTCGCGCAGCGCGGCACGCCGCTCGACGCTCCAGACGGCTTTGACGGATCGCGACAGATGCGTGTCGTCGTCGGGCGAACGCAGCTGGTCGTCCTCGCCCAAGGACGAGGCCGCAAGATTGGCGATGGTGACGAAGTCCGCCACCTACCTGCTCAGAGCATCGGCCAGGGGGACGCGAAGATCTCCGCACGGAGATTGTCGATCATGACCAGGGCGTCGCCCTTGGTCATTTTGGTATAATCGATGTTGAGTTCCATCGCATCGGATCCGGAGATCGCCGTGCCGGCGCTCTGCGTGATATCCTTGATCTGGGGCTTGCCGCGAACCACCGTGAGTTTGACCTGCGCCATCGCTAAACTCCAAAAGACTGGGGCTCCGAAAGGGGTGCCGGGCGGCGATGACGGCGCCGCCCGGCCTCAGTCGGTCCCTGCGCCCCCGCAGGTCCCGGTCCGAGTTGTGTGGCGACCCTCAGGTCGCGATCGTGTATTCCAGATAGAAGGCGGCAACGACCGCGGCCGGGATCGCCGCGACGCCGATCGTGATCCAGATATCCTCGTCGACCGTCGTCGGCGCGAGGACGGCCGCCGCTGCGAGCGGCCCCAGCGCGACCGGCGTGTTAAGCGCGGTCAACGTCACCGCACTGGCGTACTTTGCCGGCGTCGCGGTCGTACCGAACGACAGCGTCGTCGTGCCGAGCGAAGTGCCGGTGATGCCTTCCAGCTTGTTGAGCACGCCGTCCTGCGGCAGCTTGCCGACATACAGCCGGTCGCCGACCGCCAGGATGTTCGTCGTCGGCTTGACGGCACGGGTGCGACGCTTCTTGGCACTGACGACCCGGCCGTCGAGCTTCCGGGGCGGCATGACGGTCCCGTCGGGACCGCCCACGAATTCGAGCGCGTAAAAGTCAGCCATTTTAAGCCTCGCTGTTTTCGATGATGCCGACCTTGCCGGCCTGGGTACGCGTCGCCGCGACGGTCGTACCGGCGAAGACGCTGCGGACGTCGACCTTGGACGGCTGGTCCTTGATCGCGGTGCGCAGCTTGCGCCAAACACCCTTGCGCACGCCCGATCGCACCCAGAACGGGTTGCGGGTGTAGCCGGTGCCCGTGACCGTCAGGCCACGCTGGAACGCGAGCAGCTTCGGGTTGCGCAGCTCGATCCGGACGATGTTGAAACCAAGGATCCCGATCAGGTTCCCCTCGGCATCCAGCCGGATCCCGAACGCCTTGGCATAGTCGCCCGACGTCGCCTGCACCTCGTTGAGCAGATCGTCGGCCTGCACCTCGCTCAGCGCGAGATACCGCTTGTCGCTGGGATCATTGAACGCCTGGCCCAGCTGCACCTTGGCCTGCCGAACCTTCGCCACGTTCATCCGCTGCGCACCCGACGCACCGCCGGTCGTGACGGGGACAACGTTGCCGGCGGGGAATGGCGACGTGATCGTGCCGTCCTTGCCCATCAGCATCGAGCCATACATCCCCTCGAGGATCCGGCTGTCCCAGCTGCGGTGCATCATCCCCATCGCCGCCATCGTGAACCCGCCCTCGAGCCCGATCTTGGTGCCGAGCTGGTCGGCGCCCTCGATATACTCGTTGAAGTAGAGTTCGTTCGGCTTGACGATCCACACGCGGTCGTGGTCGACCGCGGTACGCTTCAGATCGCCATAGCGTTCGTCGGCTTCCTGCGGCAGGCCGGCGTCGAGCAGATCCTTGACCGTTTCCTTCTCGGTCCCGGTGCAATCCTGCTCTTCCGTCGCATCCCATAGGACCGACTCGTTTTGCTGAAGCTTAAGCTCCAGGTTGTTCTTGAATTCATAATTTGCGGTTGTGTTGACGTCTGCCATCATGGCCTCACGAAAAAGGTTGATACCGATTTCGATTGGCTTGGGGACGTGGGTCCGGCCGCTCTATCGTTTAACGCCCGCGATCGGCGCTGCACTCCAGCAGGGGGACCCGGGCGATCGAGGCTTGGCGGGCACTATACCGTGTGGATCACGTGCGACTTCCCACGCGGCATAGTGCCCTATGAATCAGAGAGCGATTCGCTCGTCAAGCGTTAGGCTGCAACGAAGCTATAATCGACCTTGTAAAGATGATTGGTCGGGCTCGCCGATGCGGCCCGGAAGGCATACGCGCTAAACCGCATCGGCGCACCGTTCATAAGCCCGGTCCCATGCGTGGCGACATCGCTGTTTGTTGCCATGCCATTAATTGAAAGCACAAAATTGCCGGCACTGTCGACTGAGCCGACGAGGCCGTATGGCGCGGCTTCATTCGCCTGAAAAATGATCGATGGATTCGAGGCGACACGAACGACATCGCCGGTATTAAAGAGAATTGTACCGGCTGCGAGAACATTCTTTCCGTTGATAGTAGTCACGATAGTTTCCAATTTTAGTCACGAACGGACTTGACGCGGAAACCCAACGCCGCTTTGGAAGCGGACGTCGGGCTTCTACCATGCGTTCCGTACAAGAGCCGCCTGGTGCCCCGATCGGAAGCCCCGGCCTAGTCCGCTGGGGCTTCCTCATTTCGAGGGCGTCGCGGCGATGTCGTCTCTCATCACAAACAGATCAATGCTCAAGTACTAAGATACAGTTCATAAACACAGATTGTTACATAAAAGGCACAATTACGTCATTCGGGCCTCGCTGCCTGGAATTCGGCGGCTTGCTTGTTGAGACGATCCCAGCGCGTCCGCTCGGCCGAACCGGGGATATTCTTCTTCTGGAAATCGGCATCACCCTTGAGCCGATCGAGCTCGACCTGCGCCTCGGCGCCCGACACGCCGAACCGGTTGCTGCCCCCGGTGATCAGGACGTCCTCGGCCATGCCGCTGCCGAGTTTTGCCAGCAGGCCGAGCGCACGATCGGCACCGAGCCCCGCCCGCAATCCGCTCATGTCCGCCTTGGTAAAGCCGAGCGACCGCGCCGCGGCGTTGATGTGCGCCAGCTGCTCGTCCGCCTTGCCGCCCTGCTCCTTCAACCAGCCGGACGCCAGATCGTCCTGCCGCTTCGCCTCGGTCGCCGCCTCGTCGAGCTGCGCCTTGATGAAGTCGCCGACCAGCCCCTCGAATGCGGCCTTCGGCGTGCCGTATTTCAGCGCGCTCTCGCGCAGGGATCCGAGCAACGCTTCGTTGAGCGGCACGCCCTCGGGGCCCTTGATCTCATAGCCTTCGACCGCTTCGGGCACGCCGATCGCCTTGTGGAACGCGGACAATTCCTCGGGCTTTGCGCCTTCCCCGGGGACCTTGATCCGCCCGCCGTCACGGATCGACTTTTCCGCCTCGCGGTAGCTTTTGACGAGCGTGTCGAGATCCTTCACGCCTTTCGCCGCAAGCCAGTCGCGGTTCGAGGATGTTTCCCCCTCGCCAGCCGTCGCGGAAACCTTCTCGAACCAGTCGGGCGCCGCACCGCCGCCGCCTTCTCCGCCGCCGCCTTGGCCAACAGCGGCACCGCCGCCCGCACCGCCGGCGTCCGAACCGCCATCACCACCGGCTGCGCCGCCAGCGGCACCGCCGTCACTCGAACCGGCTGGCAGCAGATCGGCCGCACCGCCGAAATCCCCGCCGCCCTCGCCACCATTCTCAGATACCATCGTCTATCTCCATGATTTTCTGGACCTGTGCCTCGTCCAGATTGAGGTACTTGATGATCCGATCGAACGCCTCGCGGCGGCCAAGCCGGCGCGCCATGACGAGGGGATCGGATGAAAAGATCGGGCGGCGTCCGTCCGCGGTCGCGCAGCAGAACGTCCGGAGATCCGCCAGGACGTGATGCGCCGCGATGCGCAGCACGCGGTCGTCGGCCATGAAGGTGATGCGGTACGCCCAGCCCCGCCCGACGATCGCGACGAGCAACCCGGCGATCGCCCGCAACCATGCCGGCGCCGACAATTGCGGCAGGATCGTTTTCCAGTCACGCGACAGGGTCAGGACCAGCTTTCGCTGCGCGTTGTTCATCAGATCACCTTCCGGATATCGGCGACGAGCAGGTCGAGCTCGCGCGCCATCACTTCGAGCGCGTCGGCCGTCAGCTTCAGCTCCCAGCTGGTCAGGCTCCGCTCCGCGACGAGCTTGTGATTGACGGATCGGCGCCCCTGATCGATGATCAGGCCGAGCTTGCGCGATCCGCCGACCGCCTCTTTCGCCCGCTCGAACAGCACCAGCCGACGCGCTTCCCGCCCCATCCTGCTCCCACTTGTGGGAACGATTTCGATCAATGCAGGCGTCATGGCCGCACCATGATCGTGCAACGCACGGACGAACCGGCCTTGCCCTGCGGGCACGGCGTTCCGCACGTGCAGTCGCAGGACTTGGCGACCAGCTCGAGCGGCGCTGGACCGTTTACATGATCTTCAAACGCCTTGATGAGGCGATGAAAATATTGATCATATCGCTCGCCGTCGAGGACCGGAGGCGCGGAAAAGGTTGGCCGTACCATCATACCGCCTCCGTGATCTGGTTGGCGGATGCGATGTCCTTGTACGCGCCGGCGACGTCGGCCAGCTGGCCCGCCCCGCTCGCGACGGCTTCGCTGTCCGCCCGCGCCTTGCGCTTCGCCGCGACCTGCGCCGGCGTCGCGACCCAGCTCGGCCGCACGCCCAGCACGTCCGCCAGGCCCGGTGCCGCATTGTCCGTGTCGATATGGTCGAACACCGCGCCGTTATCGATCTGCGCCAGCGGCGTCATCGCCTCGAACCACCGCGTGAGGCCCGCCGCTTCCTCGGCACGCGCCATCCGCGTCAGCGGGTTTTCATACTCGATCTTCGGATACGCCCCCGCCTCGAGCACGACGTCGGGGAACGGATCGATCTGTCCGGCCGCCATCGCCAGGTCGAGATCGCGCATGGTGACGGGGTTCTGCTTTTCGGTCTCGTACTGCCCGGCATAGGGCGCGACGAGCACGCCCTGCTTGCCGACCATTTCGAGGACCTGCGTCGCGGTCATGCGATCCGACGGATCCGTCAGGATCTTGAAGAAGTCCTCGAGGAAGCCGGTGCGGATGTCCGCGCGCTCGCCCTCGATCATCTCCATCCCGATCGGGAGGTTCGCCGTCCAAGACGCCGCAGGCGAGGATTTTCCCGCCTGCCCGGCCTGCACCGCCTCGGCCGCGACCTATCCCGATTTCTTCGGTTCAGTGCCGGTCGAGCAGGATGCGGAGGCATGACGCACGCGAGCCCCGCCCTCGGTTGCCGCTGCCGGCGGTGCCACGCCGCCCGCCTGGCGATCTACAAGCGCCTGCCCCCCGCCCAGCGTCGTGCGCTCCACGTCCTCGACTTCGCGGTTCCGCGCCACCAGACCGACCTGCGCCTGCGCGACAGCATCCGCTGGCAGGTCCTCTATCGCCTGCAGTTCACCAAGCCGTGGCGACCAGTCCTCGTTCGCGAGCTGCCGCTGAAGACCGTCTTCATCAACGCACCGACGATGCCCTTCTACACGCTCAACCAGCACGGCACTGAGATCCGCGCAGCCGTGGCGCTCGAACATCGAAGGGCGGCGTGATGGCGATACGTGTCAGCACGAACGCCGATGCGGAGTTCCGGTGAACGCCTGGGAACGCAATGCGGGAAAGTTCGATCGGCCGAGCTCGGCGCCGGCGATTGCCGCGCCAGTCATGCCCACACCGACGCCGCGCGTCAGGCTAAAAAGCAAGGCACGGATCGCCAAGGAAGCCCTCGAGCAACATCAACGCCTCACGCCCGGAAAACCCAGGTCGTGACCGCCGCCACCTTCGACTTCGCCTTCATTTTCTACCGCGACGATCGCGACGTCCTCGCGCTGGAAACGCTCGGCGACATGGCGGCGGAGGCCGAGGCCGAGCTGCAGATCCGGATCCGCCTCTACCCGGGGATGATCCAGAAGGGCCGGCTGTCCCGCGCCGACGCCGATCGCGAGCTGCGCGTGATGGGCGCGATCGCCGACGATCTGACGGGCACGCTGGCCCGCGCCGGCGCGCCGCCCCGCGGAACGGCCAGCTGGACCGAACGGATCCAGTGCCTGCGCCGTGAGATCCTGATCCGGCGCGCCGACTATCCCGCCTATGTCGAACGCGGGCTCGTCGACCAGGCCACCGCCGATCTCCGCCTGCGCCTGCTGGAGAGCATCCACGACATGACGTGGCACATGACATGGTCGGACGACGCGATCGCGGCCAGAGCCGCCACGGAGCGCCGCGCAGCAGCCGCTTGACCGATCGACGCGAGCCGCGTCACACTCAAATCCGCCGAAGGAGCCCCCGCCATGGCGAAGATCTCGATCCCGATGCTCACCGTCAAGAAGACCGCCGGCGGTGTCCGCTATTACTGGCAACCGTCCGCGACGCTGAAGGCGGCGGGCTGGAAGCCCCTCGTCCTCGGGCAGGACGAGGGCGCCGCGATGACCGCCGCCCGCGCACGCAATGACGAGGTCGCCGCCTGGCGCGCCGGCACCGCCGACCCCGCGGACGTCCGCAAAATGGACAAGGCCCATACGGTCGACGCGGTGATCGCCGAATTCAAGCTGCACCGCTTCCCCAAGCTGAAGGAGAAGACGCGCACCGAATATGCGTCGAAGCTCCGGATGATCAGCAAATGGGCGGGGACGGAGCGCATGGACGCGATCACCCGCACCAACATCCTGCAGCTGCGTGACGCGCTCTATGCGCCCCGCAAGGATGGTGAGATCCGCGCGACCACCGCCTTCAACACGCTGAAGGTGCTGCGCAGCCTCTGGGGCTGGGCGCTCAACAACGAGCGGATCCCCGTCAACCCGGCCGCCGGCGATCTCGACACCGCGACGCCGGCGCCGCGCCAGCAGTTCGCGAGCGAGCTGTGCCAGAACGCGCTGATCGCCGACGCACTCGCGCACGGCCGCGTCAATATGGCGGCCGCGATGTTCCTCGCCTGGACGATCGGACAGCGACAGGAGGATCTGCTGAAGATGCAGCAGAACCGTTACAACGAGATCCAGCCCTATGAGGCGGACGATCCCGCCGTCTATGCCCGCCTCGCCGCGCGCGAGCCCGACGGCCGCGTGATGGGGATCCGAATGCGCCAGGGAAAGACCGACCGCTGGGTCAGCGTCCCGATCGTCGGCCCCGCCCGCGTCCATATCGAGGCGGCGATCGCCGCTTCGCGCAAGCTCGGACTGACGACGATCCTGTACGACGAGAAGAACGAACGCCCCTGGACGAGCAGCGACCCGGCTGAGCGCCGCACCCGCCAGACTCAGTTCCAGTTCCGGTTCAACCGGATCCGCCTGCGCGCAGCTGCCACGCTCACCAAGGCCGGCGACCTCGAGCTGGCGGCGGAGGTCGCCGACATTGAGTTTCGCGACTTCCGCCGCACCTGCGTCGTCACGATGGGTCAGCGCGGGATCCCTGACCACTTGATCGCCGCGATCACCGGGCACCGGCTCGACAGCGTCAAGAAGATCCTGGAAACCTACCTGCCCCGCACGACCGGCATGGCGATGCTCGCCGTCGACCTCACCCACGACCGCGCGCCGCGCCAGATCAGCCGCCCAGCGAAGATCGTTTGAGGCTTGGGGTATAAGGAAAGCGATGCGACAAGCATTTAACTTGTACCTAGGAAGCGTTATCTCAGTGCCATGCCCCTTGTTGCACCAAGCACAGTTACTGAGCTCTATCGTTTAGATCTCGATGGCGATCGACGCGTCGAAGGCGAGTCTGGTCCGCTGTATGCGACGGTCGACATTTTACGTTCCCAACTCAAGGTTGACGTTAGAATCCGCATTGTCGGACATACTGGGCTTATCCAACGGGGTATTGGCCCGAAACGCACATTGCAAATTTCAAGTTACAGCGAGGTTCGAGACAATGGCGTTAAGATACCTGGCGGGTATTTTGAAGTACATGCCTTGCTGAAACGGCACGGTCTTGGCGCAATCATGATGAACGCCATGCTAGCATGGGCGCACGACTATCACCCTGAAGCCAACATTTTGCCGATTGGCGTAAAACATGATACTTTTAACAGCGATCGAACACCGGTACCATTCTACGAAAAATACAACTTTCTTTGGACTGCTCGATCCGACGAAATAAAGTGCTATTCTTACCCAAGGACCGTTTTGAGCACACACCCCATGGCAATCAGCTATCCAGCGCTCGTATCAAATATTCCACTTACACCCGATGAATGGCAAAATTAAACGACGCTATAGTTTTCTAGTCGTAGAGTGCTTCTATTGGAGATGGTGGCAAGTTTTCAAATGCAGCAAATATTGTTTGCAGTAAGTGATCCATTTCCGGAAATTGTCGACGCATATCTTTCGGGGGGACCCCTTGCTTAAGCGAGTTGGTAAATGCCCTTGAGATAGCATCCTTGTCTTGTATTTGCCCTTGGTATCGGCCGACGTTTTCCATCCATTGCGCCCAACGGACGGGCCGCATGTCACCACTTGACGTCGCTAGAGAACTACGGCCGAGATAGAGCTCAATCGATGCTCCAGCACCGTTTATGTTCATCTGCGTCAATCCGGCAGGACCTAGCGTCGGGTAACTGGCCGCAAGCTTCGTGTCAGGTAACAACATCAATCGAACATGACGCGGGAAGCGAACGGAATGTAACGATCGGTAAGCCTCAAGTCCTGCTGCATCGTTGTCGAATAGCGCAATCATCCTGTTCTGCACGCGAGCGCCAGATAAGATTTTTATCATTCGAGCCAAAAGCGATGCGCCACCTTCGATTCGGAACTCGTCAAAGTCCAGAAATTGGTAAGCTTCCGCATACTCTGGATAAAACGATTGCAAAGCAGCCGTTATCAGACGCGTGTCCGCCTTTCCTTCAGTTAGAACTATTATTTTCCCTGATGGGAAGTCAGCTAGCTGTTTATCTTCGTCACGCGCGATCTGCTGCGGTGATCGTGGCTCCTCCTCATGGTCGTAGAGGTACCCGCACTCCATCCAAACAGGCGATTTTGGGAATACTTGCAGGAGAAGAGCAAGTTTGACGAAAACATCACCAGCCCCACTTAAAAGTCTTGGGATGCGCCAGGGATTCACTTTACCAGCGATTATAGATCCAGGAGAGGCGGCAACCTCGTCCCTAATGAGCTGCAGCCATTCGGACAGAGTGACATGCTTGATCAATTGGTAATCAGCGTCGCGAACCCCGCCAGATTCGGCTGCATATTTCTCTTTGAAATTTACTTCATCGCTTCGCGCAGCTTCCCATGCCCTCGCGCAAAACTCGTCCGTATAGCCGTTTATTAGCAGACGTTTGCGAACAGTCGCCGCCGGCGCCAGAAGGTAATGATAAAATTCCGGCGCCTCGTCATAATACAGACCACACGTCCGCCGCACCACGGCATGCGCCGCCTTCGGTGGTCGGTGATACATATCCCCCTCGTAGAAGATCATCTCACTGATAGCCTGCCAAGGCATATACGCCGCATCCGGCACAGCTAACTGCCCTACATAGAGCTCAACGTCATCACTCATGGCTCAGCCTAACCAGCTCCCGGCAGTCGCGCCACGTGAAAGACATACGCACAATGAGCATGCCGCCGACTCTCAAGCGTTCCATTAATCGCGGCAGCGGCTTCGCACTTAACTGACCACGCCCCCCAGTTCGGCCGGCCACGCTGTCGCCAACGCCTACGGCTGGCCTCAAACGGCTTGGCAGTGGACAGATCCGCATCGTTAGCGCAATAACGATTTCGCAGCAATTTGAGCTCAGATCACAAAAAACCGCCTCGAATTCGAGACACCGATATGCTTGTTGATTTTACCATTTCAAATTTCCGATCCATTCGGGACGAGCAGACGCTCAGCCTCAACGTGGAACATGCGCGCAGTAGGCTACCGGAAAACTTCACCTTGATTGAGGATGGCCGGTACGCAATCCTGCGCTCCGCGGCTATCCTCGGAGCAAACGCCGCCGGAAAGTCTAATGTAGTGCGCGCCTTGGCTGCACTGCGCTGGATGGTAATCAAATCCGATGCACGCAAAGATGGCTCTTCAATACGCCCTTACGAGCCGTATCTTCTATCGGATGCATACGCGGCACAGCCCGTCTCGATGGAGATTGAGTTCGTAGTCCCATCTGGGATTCGGTATCGATATTCCATTTCGTATAATTCCTCACGGGTTGTTTCAGAGAGCTTATATTCTTTCGCCAAGCGATCGCGCGCTCTCGTCTTTGAGCGGAATTCAGACGATACCTGGATGACAATGAAACTTGGCGGCACCTATAAGGGCGGCACACGTCGCTTTCCTTTCTTCCAAAACGCCGCATATCTTTCGCGCGCGGGGAACGACGCCTCTGCCCCCGCTTCCATTCGCGAGATATATCAGTACTTTTTGCGGCTGACGTACATTCCCGCCGGAAGCAGAATTTCTCCAGGCCTGTCGGTTGCGGACGAAGCCATGGTGCAAGCGATCAGCGAGCTGATTTGCTTAGCCGACACGGGAATAAGCCGCCTCACGGTCGAGGATAACGAGGATCCGGGCGAGATCAGACTGCCGGATAACTTACCTGACAGCGTTAAAGAGAATATTATTGCGGACAATAAAAGGCGCGCAAGCTACTGGATTAAAGCGGCATCCGGTGAGCTTATGGAATTTGATGAGGATGATATGTCTAGCGGGACATTGCGGTTGGTGGAGCTTTTACCCGTAATTATGCATGCATTTACTGACGGATCACCCGTCATTGTTGATGAACTTGATGCAAATTTGCACACAGACATAATTCAATTATTGCTAAAGCTTTTTCATGATAACCAAATTAACAAACTTGGCGCCCAATTAGTTTTTACAACGCATGATACAAACGTCTTGGACCCCACAATGCTAAGACGTGATCAGATATGGTTCGTATCTAAGGATGATGGCAATTCAACTTTAAAGAGCCTAGACGAGTATGAACGAGCTTTTGTTAAGGTAGACAGTCCTTTTGAGGACTTTTACCGCGACGGCCGACTTGGTGCGCTCCCTCGCTTGCCAATTGGCAAGGTCCGCAGAGCGCTGCTGAAGGCCCTAGCCAGCATCGACGAGCAGGGCTGAGATATGCCGAAACCCCGTAAGCCTGCGCAACTTCGCCCTTTGAAAACAATGCGGATTTTCTGTGAAGGCGCAAAAACCGAACCTAGCTACTTGAACGCATACCTAGATTCGATTGGCCGCGACAACCGCCAGTCAGTCATCGAAGTTGAGCCGACACCAAAGACGACCGCGGTCCAATTAGTGGGTGAGGCAATCAAGTTTTTGGGTTCGGCCAACTGCACGCCTGATGACGAGGTTTGGGTCGTTTATGACCGCGAGTCTGTATCAAAGTACTCGAACGCTCTTCACGCCCGAGCATACTCTCAGGCAGGACGAGCTGGAGTAAACGTTGCACTGACAAATGTGTGCTTCGAGTATTGGCTTCTATTGCATTTGATGCAAACCGACGCACCATACTCAAGCTACGATAACTTGATAACAACGAGCCCATTCAGACGCGAGTTTAAAAAAGCGAGCGGCGTTGATTATTCGAAGTCAGATTATGCTGTCTTTGATATTCTTAAACCCGGCCTAAAAGCCGCCCGCGCTCGCGCCAAAAGGATCAATGCGGAGGGGGTAACTTGTGCAGCAGCGGGCGCTGATAAACCGTACCACGTCAATCCGTTCGTTGGCGTTGTACAGCTATTGGATGCGATAGACGAATTCTCATAGCGCATTGGCTTGGAAAGTCGGCTCCGTGGCAAGCGTATCGGCTTTATATCAGGGCGCCACGAGCCTTGCACCGGGGCACGCGTTTGAATAAGAGCAAGGCACCCGCCCCATT